CTTCTAGCTTTTCGTTTGTTGTAATCTTCTTTCTAGTGAACTTAGAAGCTGGAACTCTATATGCAAGCTCGGATTTTGGCCTATCCATACCGTCTTGAATAGGACTAAAAAAGAAAGGATAATTAATTGATATAGGTACAACTTTGTCAGTAAACATTTTCTTAGCATCAGCTCCTGTTTTAGATAATATACCAAACCTTGCATCACTTGATATTGTGGCTTGGTTAACTGTTTCAGCTGATGACATAAAAGAAAAACCAGATCGTCTGTTTTTAAGGTAGCACATACCATAACATCTTTTATCTGCTTTACAAGCTTCCCAGAATATAAAGAACAATCTATTAGCTTCTCTAAAATCAGGTGCACCCACATCAATCTTACTCCATTGCAGATACATATAATGTGTGCCTGTTATATAAGTTGGTGTTCCAGCATTGTCAAACCAAAAGCCATTGTCTCTTCTATTAAACTCTTCATCTATATAGTCAAACCAGTCAGCTTTCTTTTCTTCAGGATAAGCTCTCCAATCAAATATACTTTTAATTCTACTTAATTCTTTCGGGTACTCAAACTGTTTCCACTTTTTTTCCTTGTTGCTATACACACTACGCTCCTTTGGCAATGCTATTTGAAAGTTTTGTATTTCGTATATCTCACCTATCTCACCAGTCTTAGATATAACTACAAGATCGTGTTCTTTGTTATAACCATACTTCCACTTTTTACCTTTGTTAAGACGACTTATAGTAGTTTTCTTTATAGGTTCTACTATTTTAAGTAAACTCTGTTCGTACATTACTTAGATCTACCTTCTGCAAAACCTTTAAACACTTTAACTTCGGTTTTAGTTTCCTTACCTTCTAGTATGTTTTCTTCTTCTTGTATTCTATTCAATATTTCAAACGCATCAAATATAGCTAGTTTCTTTGTTGCTGCAGCATTTTTTAATCTGTCAGCTGATATATCATCGTCAGAATCTACAATAGCTTCTTTGGCAACTTTAATCAGTTCTTCAACTGCTTTATGCCCAGCTTGGATTATATTCTTCTTCGTTTCCTTGATATTCATATTTGATTGTAATAAAATTTGATAGTACTCTATATAGCTTTTGACCATCTATAATAAACTCGTATTCTGAGCTTGGTCTAAAACCTATTAAATCACCTTTGTTGACTGTGCCGTCCGTGTGTTTTACAATACCAACTAAAGGCTTTTCTTTATCTACACTTAATTCGTTTGTAGATTTTACTGGTGCTACAAAACAATATCCTTTCTGCGCTTGCCATTCAGTATTTTTGTATAAGAATATTTGATCTGGCTGTACTAAGTATGTTTCTTCATCAATATAACCTCTACTGTTTTTTTCTACCCCATATTGATTATGCCATCTTCTAAAAACATTGTGGTGTACAATTACAGTATCACCAACTCTTATATTTGTATCGCCAACTGTAGGTATTGATTTTACTATAGCTTCCCTACTAACGTATTTATGGTTAAATATTTCAGTGTTAAGTATTAATTCTTTACCGTCTATATCTTTTGTATTGTTGTATCTTGATTTTACTGGTGTTACAACAAAGTTGTAAACGCTTTTCATTAATACTGTAAATTATACTCTACAGATACAGCCATGTTTTTATTAAAGTCTTTCCAAGGCAAAACATCTTTACCTTTTTTAATATAAACACTAAATTTGTTTTCTTCCTCTACAATATCACATATAGTATGACCACCATACACTTCTTGCCCAACGGCATAGTGCATGGCGTCATTCTTATAATCTTTACCGATACTAATCTTTCTTATCAGCTTCGACATCTTCAGGGTACGCAATAGCACCATCTGTAATGTTAATATCTACTTTACCGTAAAGCTCTTCAAAACCTTTTTGCAACGTTTGCATTTGTTGTTGTAGACTTATAACTTGGTGTAGTAGTCCGTGTTTTCTACTTTCTATACCACCAATTTCAATTTGAACTCTATTTAAAGCGTTAACTAAATCTTGTAGATTTTTTAACTCTTCTTCTGTAATGTTTTGTGGTTTTAAGTCCACGACTTTTTCTTTTGCCATTTTATTTAATTTAAGTTAATTTAATTTATAATCCGTGAATTTCTTGTAAGTAGCTGTTCACGTCAGCTATTTCTGTTGCTGTTAATGATCTATTCCAAATTGCAGCTTCGTGTACTATACCATCAAAAAAATTACTTCCACCATCTCTAGAGCCAAGCACAGAAAATTCTATACCGCTTGGGTTCTCTCCAGAAGATTCGTTACTAGATAAATCTACATCAGCAGTTAGTGTATTACCGTTTTTCATAAACGTAAATTTGTTATTAGCACCTGCGGATCTATTTATTAAAAATATAAACTTTGAACCAGTAGCAAAAGTACCAGCGGGAAATACAGCATCAGTTACTGTGCCTGTTCCACCTGTGTTTACAGTTTTTAATCTAAATTTAGTAGCATTTTGAAATTGTAACAACTCTGCAGTGCCATCAGACAGCAAACAACCAGCTACTTCAGACTCTCTTGTTACAACTAAAGCGACACAAAAGCCTTGATTATCAGCGATATCAATTTTAGTAGCTAAATCATAGTGGTCGCTTTCGCTTTCTTCAAAATCTAAACCACCACCAGATACTGTAGCTTGATTAGCTTCAGAACTTTGTGTCGCATGGTTATCATTACCAGAAGAATCTTTCCACTGAGCAGTTGTTACTTCAGTATCGTTTTTAAGCCACAATTGTAAAGTAGTAGCTGTGTTACCAGTTATTTCTTTTAAATCTCCAAGCACATATGAAGATCCAGTGTGAACACCTGTTCCAATACCTAGCATTACTCTCCGTAATAAACTACAACCGTACCTGAAGCTAAAGTACAAGCTGTCCATCTACCATACAGTGTGATACCTTTTGCAAACGAGTCTCCTGATGCAATAGCCTCACTGTTAGCACCATTACCAGCTACTTGAGCTGCAGTACCTATAAAAGCAGCATCATTACCTTGAGCTGTGTCAGCTGTTAAAGTTGTAAATTTAGCTGCAGCTATAACTTGAATAGCAACTATAACTTTACCTGTTGGAGGTGTTAAAGCGCCTGTGTCGTCTAAGTAACCGCTACCTAATTGTCCAAAGCCATAAGAGACTTCTGTTGAATTTATTCCCATTATTTTTTTCTTTTTTCAAATGATCTACCGCCAAAGTAAGCACCGATCACTGTTATTAATACTAATTGTAAAAGATCTACATAAGAGTCTTTTACGTTAAAGTTAAGTTTACCAGCATCTATAAATATTATTAGCATTGTACATACTACTAAAAATATCAACACTAGTGGTCGAACGTTTTTACTTAGCCATGAATCACTATTCATATCCGCCTTCCAGCGAGATGTAACGTTCTTTTCCATCTCAACTTCATAGTTGGCTATTAATTCTTTTATTTTATTTTCTGCAGCAAGTTTTTCTTCACCTGATGTATGTAGGCTGTCTATAACACTACCAACACCTTTAACAAGATCTGCAGCGCCACCTGAAAACAATTTACCTAACATTTGCAGTTCTTTTTAAACCTGCCACACTTTTTACATTTCTTCATAGTTGTATTTTAATATCCTCCACTAGAACCACTTGTTGGTCCAGCACCACTTCTTATGGAACTTGTTATTTCGTCATGCGTTGAACCTCCCATATATACAACCTGACCTGCTATTATATGAGTGTGGTAGCTCGTTACACCATATTGACTAGCCCAATCTAAAGCTTCTTGTATAGTTGTATACGCTGGTATACCGTCTATGTTTTGTACTACTGGCATTACTTCTTAGCAAATTTTTCTATACCACTAATACCAAAGCAGCCAAGCACTACAAGTACAAATGAATCGTACACAAACTCATTAATCATCAAGTCTCTACCTAACCAGCCAGTTATAAGATCTACTATCATAATCACACACATTATTGCAAATGCAATAAAACCTACAACTGATTTCTCGTTCCACTCATTATTATCTTTAAATATCTCCATTTTTTTCATTGTTTGCGTC